CTTCAGCAATCCACTTTTGAATAGCTTGGTAGTCTGTGTTTGCAGGGTCTAGGGGTATAGATTTTTGTATATTAGAATTTTGATAAGTTATTGTGTAACTTATAAAGTCTCCTTTAAAATAATTTTTTTTAATTGTATTAATCATTATTATAACTCCGCTTCAAATGCTACAAAACCACCATTATTTGCTGTGAAACAAGTACCAGATTGTCCAGCAGTACCACTAACATCTGTTGTATTAAGTAAAGACGCATTTGTTGTATATGACAAGCCTAATGTAAGACTATCAAAACCATCACTTGAATTATTTCTGTCTATATTATAAAATGTAACACCAGAACCTGAAACCAAAGTTGGGTTAGTTCTCATTTCAGTTGGAAAACTTAAATTAATTACTAATGTAGTTGTATTATAATAATTTCCCATTCCTATTGGTCTATTAACACCATTTCGTATTGAGTGTAGATAATAATACCTCTGACATCTACCTAAGCTAACATCAATAGGTAAGAACTCAAAATCAGTAGCACTTGTTCCAGCTTCTAATTGAACTCCTGTGATGTACCAAGTAGCACCACTAGTTCCAACAAGTGATGTTGCACCTGTTGCTGAAAAATAAAGATTACTAGACCAAGCACCTGCTGTACCTGAATAAGTTGAACCAACACCTAAACCAAATTCTATTCCTAAACCATAACCATTTGTTTTATTCCAAGTTCCTGATGTATCACCAGCAATTGTTATTGATTTTTTTTCCCAAGTATTTGATGTACTTATTGTATAAGTAAAAGGATAATTTCTGTCAGCAGAACCATTTCTTATTGCACCACCAAAAGTTCCTGTTAAACTTGAACGAACCCAAAAAGATAAAGTTATAGATTTAGCATTAGCAGTACCAAAATCTAAATCTGCAACATTATATCCTTCAATTCCTTGATTTGGAACAAAATAATCACTAGAGGTTATAGAATAAGCAGAACTAGATGTGTAACCTAAATAATAATTAAAACCTGCTGGTGGTGTAACTGCACCAGCATTTTGTTGTACAGTTAATTTACTTGATTGTGTGGTAAATATTTTCCATCTATCAACTGAAAAAACATTATCGTTTGCAGTAACACTAGCACCATTATTTCTTTGGTCAATCACCATATCTCCATTCCCAACTCTATTTCTAAATGCTGTTGGTGCATTAGTAAAAGATAAAACACCAGCACCACTTGTTGTTAATACTTGATTTGCAGTTCCATCAGTTGCAGGTAATGTAAAAGTTAAGTCAGCACTTACACTAGCAGGTGCTTTTAATGCTACATAGTTTGTTCCATTAGCAGTAGTCTCACGAAAACGAATTTCTTTTTGATTATCAATAATTAAATTAACAGTAGATGTAGAAGCTGAATCTGAAAGTGTTAAAACTGTTCCAGTAGCAGTAGTAGAGAGTCCAGTTATGGACACAGTTGAGTCTAACCAATTTACAGTATTAGCAGAATGGTCAAGTGTTGCTAAAGAGATGTCATCAGCACCATCATAATATTTTAAAGTTGGAGTTGTTGCTGATGTCGTATCAAGCCAAATTGTACCAGCAACAGCACCACTTGGTCTAGATGTTCCTGATTGAGAAGTGTTAATAGCTGATAGAGCATTGTTTAAGTCAGTTCTAAAAGAAGGGAACGACTGGTTAGCTATGTTAAAATCGTGTTGTGCCATAATCTATCTAATATCTTATTTAAAATCCTTTTGCAATATAATCAAAAGTTCTACTTACTCCAGTTCCACCACTATTCTTAAAGGCAATATCAAAACCATTTATAGTTTTGTTATTTAAGGTATAAAAATCACCAGTAGCCATTCCTTGATTAGTAATTCCAACAGCATAATTAACAGAATAGAATGGTCTTGTAAACACTACTGTATAAGTCCCAGTTCCACTTGTTAAATCATTTCCATTTTGAATAGTATCTTCAACATCAATAGTTACACTTAAAGCAGATACAACTGGAGTAGAAGCTAAATCAAAAGAACTCATTACTAATCTGAACTTAAAATATCTTGAAGTATAATCGCCGACTACAAAATTTCTAAATGAAGTATAAGTTATATTGTCAGGTGATAAAGCAATTTCTAAATGAGCATTACAGTTAGCAGGAGAATCTCCATCAAAGTTAGAAGCACCATCATCAAAGTTACCAGAAGCACTATCAAAAAGATTATCTATATTATCAACACTTTGTGTAAGAGAAGCAGTTACACGAACTGTGTAACTTCCACCTATGTCAATAGGAGAAGCAAACAAATAAGAACCAGTAGGAGATAAATCATAAGTAGTTACACCAGCATCAAAGAAGGCAGTAGCAGAATCAAAGTTTCCAACAGCAGAATCAAAAGACTCAGTTGAATCTAATCTTAAAGCACCACTTTCAACATAGACATTAGTTTTAGTTCCTGAGAATGTAGGAGATTCAGTTTGTGTTACAACAGCATTAAAATTACCTATTTCTAAAATGTTAGTTGCTATAATTGTTGCATTGTTAGATGCGTTTCCGTTCTTATCAAATGCTTTAATTAAATAACTGCCTACCCTTGCCACAGTAGTTAGTGAAGTAGCTGGTCTTGCAACTTTTTCAACTAAAGAAATAGAGTTTAACCATTCAGCACCAGTTGTTAAAGAAGAAAATCTAATTTGATAATAAGCTAAATCTAAATCTGATATTTGTGTCCAAGACAAGTGAGCATCACGACCAATAATATTACAAGAAAAATCTTCAACATCAGCAGGTGGTAATAATCCACCTACAATAGTTCTTGATGCAGAAGTATATGTAGAAGAAACTCCTAATGTATTTACAGCTTTAACTCTTACATTATATAAGAATCCATCTTTAACATTTAATATTCTTTGAGTTAGTCCTGTTCCTTGTCCATGAATAATGTAATCGGTATCTGTGCTTAGTTTGTATTCAACTTGGTAGTAATCTACAAAGTTATCTAATGAAGCACCAATCGTTACATCAAGAGCAGTAATAACAACTCCATCTGAGTATTCTATTAATTGGTCGTCAAGAGTTACTGAAACTGGTGCAGTAACAGAAAAAGGATTTGGAAGTACAGTATCAGCAATAGCAGGTGCTTCTAATTTATTTTCGTAATCATAAAACTCGTCTTGATGTTCCTCTAATCCTAAATTAACTGTGCTATCAGCATTAATAGATAATGACATAACTCTAAATGGTTTTGCACTAAAACCTGCTGTGTCATAAGTCGCTGTTACTATATCGCCAATAGATAAGTTAAGTGCTTCAGCAGTTGCAGTAACTTCTGCTTTTATATTGTTTCTTGATCTCTTTAATATGTTCTCGCAAATTTCTTCAGCTTGATACGGAGAAGTTACTTGTATCATATCAAAACTTCTCTCTAATAAAGTTTCATTATCTTCAGTAAGCATAGTTGCGTGTCTATCTCCTAGTGCTAAGTGTGCATCATCAAATGGTGGATATGAAACTGTATCTGATTGATAATCTTTTTCTGGGTTAGTATATGTTCCTATTACACGATTGTATTTTTCTGATTTACTTTCTCCTTGTATTTTAACTTCGCTAACAACATTATCTTTAGTTAATAGTAATTGTGATGCACCTGAACCTTCAATAATAATTTTGTATTTACCTTGTGTATAATTAAAAATTGCTCTCATAGGAATTAAGAGTTCTCTTACATTCTCTATTAATTTCTTTTCAGTATCTAATACTGCGTTTGTTTCAAATAAGTTTATATCTGATGTTGCACCAGAATAAGGTGTAACTTGTGTATCACAAGTATTTGCACTAGTTTTAAATGTTTCGTAATTAGTTTCAAAAGCATCATTAGGTAATCCTTTTCCATATCTAGTATTTCTTAAATAATCTAAAAGAACTAATGATGAGTTTGCAGAATAAGCCCAAGTAGTTGGGTCATCTTGTCTGTGAGAACCAGAACCACCTTTAGTTGTGTCTAATCTTGGGTCATAAATCTTTTTACCTCT